TCATTCCTTAACCTCTCTGATGTGCTGCTTCAGGAAGCAACTGCTGCCGGCATCATTCAAAAGAATCCATCAGCTGGGCAAAGAGTGCCGAGACCAGGGCAGGCAATCATGCCACCAATTGAAACCGGGCAAGACAAGAAAATAAGAGGTATTAATCCAAGATTCTTTTCGAAATGAGCTTAGGCATCGCGATTAAAATACTCGAGTATCACCAGCGTTGGCGTGAAGGATTGGAGAATGAAATGGTAACTCCGCAAAAATTAACGGAGGCTTTAAAGATTATAATTGACCACGCAAAAAAAACTCAATATGCCAATGTATGAAGGTTACAATGTGACGGCTTCTGATCGTGCTGATAAGAAGTACAAGGCTGTCGATGACGATGGCAATGAGATTCACTTTGGTGCATCAGGCTATCGCATCAATCCAGGCACTGATGCAGGCAACAGTTACTGCGCGAGAAGCAACGGCATTCCTTCACCAAGGGGCTCGGCCAATTGGTGGGCTCGTCAGCTTTGGAGCTGCGAGGGTAGAAGATCTGTAAGCGAGAAACCTTTTTTTGGAAGAATCGAATTGCCTTAGTATCTTTGCCCTGTTTCATACAAGTACAAGGTCGTTTTAAGAAGCCAGTTTCGCACTGGCTTTTTTTTATCTTTGCTTCAGTGTTCTACTCTTTGTTTGTTGTTTGGGGAAGCCGGCATATTATGTCGGCTTTTTTTATTATCTTTGCAACTTCTATGATGATGTAGTGTGGCCCCAGCTTACCGGGGCGATGTAGGCTCACCTCTCAAGCCTATCAATTGAGAGCCCAACATTCTACATTTTTACCATGTCTATATCTCGTATTCTTTCAGAATGCCCTAATGTTCAGATGTCATTGTCTGAGCTATTCATCGAAGTGGGCCAGCGTGAACAACTCCCGTTCTTGGAATTCCTTTTGTCACCTGAGAACGCAAAACTTATCCGCACTGAGGTTTCTCCAGGAGGCGGAAAATTAAAAACCGTTCAAGCACGTTGGATTCAGCGTTTGCCTGAGACCGAAGTTGAAGAGGGTGGTGACATCCTTGCTTGTACTTCAACCAACACTTATGGTGACAGCACAACTACTTACACAGTAGATACAACTGACACTTACACTGCATCACAGCTTATCAATGCTGCTGACATCGCTCGCCATTGCCAAGAGAATTCTCGCTATGTGCTTGAGTCAGTTATGCGTTTGATGGATGTAATCGACCGCAAGGTTGCTTCTGCTGCTGCTGTTCAGGCTGTTGCTGACATCGGAAAGTGGGGCACTGATGTAGAAGGTTTCTACACTGTAACTGGTGACTGCTTGGAGATTGCTACAATGAACGGCACAACTGAGCCGAATCCATTTGCAATCGCTGACATTCAGCAGGCTACTCGCATGGCTAACTATCCAGGAGCACCAGTTGCTTTCGGTGGTGCTGCAATGCAGCGTTATGCTAATGCAATGGCTGCTGGCTGCTGCTCACAGTACGGTCTTGACCTTCTTGCAATCACTCAGCAAAATGGTTTCGGCTTTGCTTACGATTCACGTTTGGCTGCTGCTCAAGGTGATCAGAACTCAGCGTTGGTAACTACTGCCGGAGCAATCCAGTGGTTGTCTTTCAACCTTGCTGATTGGAACACTGGCATCACTCCTGTTGCTGGATCAAACTACTCTAAGACTTTGGTGTTCACACCTGCTGGAGTTCCTGTTGATTTGACAATGAAGGATGATTGCGGTAACTTGTCAATCGTGTTGACTACAACTGGTAAAGTTGTGACTCTTCCGACTGACATTTACGAATCAGCTGACAAGTTCGCTGGTGTTAACTACGTGAACTGCGTTTCTATCGTAAACCCGTAATCGGGTCGGTAGGTTTACTCTCGCAAGCCGATGAGGACTTATTGACCCAAGATGGATTAGATAATCTAACCACGCAATAAAGGGAGGGCTTCGTGCCCTCCTTTTTTTTATCTTTGTAAAAACTAAAGAGATGTGCATTGAATCACTACTCGGATTGAGAGGCTGCGAATCACCAGAGCCATCGACTGGACTCTATATCGATGACCTCGGAATCAACCAAACATTCTTAGGGCAACTTATCACGGACCAATACAACAACGGCGTTGAGCTGTTCGAAGATAAGCGTGCCTTTGCATGGCGCAAGATATCGTCTGATGTGCTGACTAAGCTCAGCCCGATGATGAAGAGCGACACTGTGATTGAGAACAAGCGTGTTGGACAAGTTGTGTCCAATTATTCCAATGTGCAGACTGCTCTGGGTGCCGGGAATTATGGTGGCATCAGGTTAAAGATTGACCCGAACACGGTGTCATATCTGAACTTCTACCTTGCAGATGTTAATCTTGCAATTGCATCTTCCAATGTGAACGTGCCGGTGTTAATCTTCGACATGACCACAGGCAAGTTGATTGAATCGCTCACTTATGCGGAGGGTGCATTGGACCAGTTCATCGGCAAGACACTCACCTCAGCAAAGCGCAAGCTTGACATTGCGATTGTGTATGAGTCAACCATGAACACTGTGAAGTTCACGCCAAAGAAGGGCACTTGCACAAGCTGCGGAGGCGGTCCAAAAGAATCGCATATCTGCCCTTTCGTGGATGCAATTGGCATTGAACTCACTACCGATGGCACGAATGTGCTGACCAGTACCAGCTCGAAGTATACCACAGGCATGAGCCTTACATATAGCATTAACTGTGACCGCCAAGGATGGATGTGTTCAATCGGTGGGCTGATGGCCTTACCGCTTGCATACGCTACGGCTGTTGAGATTTACAACTATGCGCTTACAGTAAGCCCGAATCAAAGGGTGAATACAACGGTGATTGTGAATAGGGGGCAGAATAAGGCGGAGTTGATGGATGGAATCATGGCTGCACGTGACATCGCAGCTACACGCTACGGCGAAGAGCTTGGAGCGATGTTGCAGAACATGCGCCTGCCTGATGACACGCATTGCTGGGATTGCAGAAAGAATATGAAGTACGTCACAGCACTTCCATAACATGGCGACACCTGCTGAAATTCAAAAGAACCTCGACATCTTGTATGAGGGATGGCTCTCGAAGTTCACTCCTTTGTACGTGGCGGTTCGCGAATTGAAGCGCATCATGTTCAAGCGAATCTTTGGCACTGGCTCATCAGGAGGAACCAATACAGCAGGTGAAAAATTGCCGACCAAGCCGTACAGCACTACGCCAATTTATGTTAGTCCGAGAGCGTTGGCATCAGCACCAAGCAGATACAAAGTGGGTAAACGTGGCGAGCCAATTGAATCGCTATATTTCCCAGGTGGATATGCCGAGCTGAAGAAAGGAACATCTCGCAAGCTTCCGCTGGAATTGACTGGCAAATTGAAGGGTGGATTCCTAACATCAGAGGTGATCACTGAAGGACTTGAGGCAGCTATAACAGTGCCAGCATCGGAGCTTGGCAAGATTGAAGGATTAGAAACCAAGTACGGCACTATCTTCCTGCCAACCAAGGAAGAACAAGAGGCAATGCTTCAGGACCATGCAGAGGAACTTGTGCAACAAATCATAAACGCAATGAACAAATCATGAATCTACTTTCTACCATACTTGACAGACTCAACCAACGCATTGAAGTCGGCAATATCTTCGACAAGATATACGGCCTCAGCGAGCTTGTAGGCGAAGGCAATGACAAAGCATGGGCCTTTTACATTGGCAATGGTCAAGCCGTTCCTGTGACCGACTTTGATGCGAAGCAGGGCACATTGTTCTGGGCCAAGCGTGGGAAGATAACTGTGGCCAAGAATGACTCTTTGAGGTTGGCCGGATGCAAGTCTATCTATGAGACTAAGTTCAGCATGACGGCCTATGCAATGGTGCGCAAATCGCACTTACCTTGCGACTCTGCTGATGCTCAGGATTGGGTAGCATCGAGGGTGCTAAGATTAATCAGCGGAACGGATCCGCAATTCAAGACCGCCATTGGTGTCATCGCTTATGAGGTTGTGCCCAATGGATACCAGAATGAAATCCGCTACTTGCCAGTTAACTATGAATGGGCCGCTGTGGCAATTGATGTGGATGTGAATGTCAGCACCTCAAGCGAGGACGGCTGCTATGATACTTGCGCAACTGGAGATATCCCTCTCCCAGACTTCGAACCATGCACGCCATGCCTTACCGAGGTTGCTGTGGACGGCATTACAATAGTCGGAAATGGTACGGCAGGCGACCCGTTAATCGCAATTGGTGGGGGTGGTGGTGGCGGTGCTTTAATAGCCTTGCCGTTTACGACCGACCATTTAAGCGCAACGGGTAATGCCTACGCTATTGGTAACATCGTTTGGTACAATGGCAATGTCTATCGCTGCATCGCGGCGAACGATTCAATACTGCCAACTAACACCAGCTATTGGGTTAATCTTGGCGCAGGCTTTCCAACGGTTCAACAACCTTCAGATTGGAACGCTACGAGCGGAAACAATCAAATATTAAACAAGCCAACGATTCCAGCCGCGCAAGTTAATTCGGATTGGAACGCATCGAGCGGTGTAGCTGAAATATTAAACAAGCCTACAATTCCCGTTTTGCCTGCGACCATTGTAGAGAATGTAACCGCAACCGCGCCAATTTCCTCAAGCGGTGGAGCTACGCCAGACATCAGCATCACACAAGCAAATACCACAACAGACGGCTACCTCAGCTCGGCTGATTGGAATACCTTCGATGGCAAGTTCGATACACCAACAGGAACAAGCTCGGAGTATATCGATGGCACGGGTGCACTTCAGACCTTCCCAACGCTTACAAACGGCACGGTAACATCGGTTTCAGCAACAGTACCAAACCCGACAAACCCTGCATTCAGCGTTAACGTTAATGACCCAACCACTACGCCAAGCATTGACATAACTGCCAACGGAGTAGTGAGCCAGTACGTGCGTGGCGATGGCTCTTTGGCAAATTTTCCTTTAGGCGGTGGCGGTGGCGCATCGGTTAACTATTATCTCAACGGCTCGATAAGTCAGGGCACGATTGGAGGCAATGATTACTTTCAAATGAGCCGCACTCCAGTGCTCGGAGGTGGCACGAACTTTACACGCACAAACGCGCAAGGCAATGGATACATCGCGCAATTTATAACCGATGCAGGCGACCCAAACCTTTTGGCAATCCCTTCAGGCAATTGGAACTTCGAGACCTACTTTAACGCTTCGAGTGGCGGCGGCAATCCGAGCTTTTACATGGAGCTTTACAAGTACGATGGCGCAACCTTTACGCTCATATCTTCAGGCTCTACAAACCCCGAAGCGATTACAGGCGGCACGGTAGTCGATTTGTATGTAAGTGCGCTTGCAGTACCTTCCACAACTTTGCTTGCAACTGATAGGCTTGCAGTACGCATTTTCGTAACTACTTCGGGGCGAAACATTACGCTGCACACTGAGGACAACAACCTCTGCCAAGTAATCACAACTTTCACCACAGGGCTTAACGCATTGAACGGCTTGACTGCCCAAGTGCAAAACTTCGCAACGGGTACAAGTGGCACGGATTTCGGCATAAGCTCGGCAAGCAGCACGCATACATTCAATCTACCAACTGCCAGCGCAAGCAACAGAGGTGCATTAAGCTCGACCGATTGGACTACATTCAATGGCAAGTTCAACACACCAAGCGGTACGACAGCGCAATATGTGAGAGGCGATGGTTCGCTTGCGACCTTTCCAACATTGCCGTTGCTTTATAAAGACCTTAACAATCAAGCAGCGGTAACGGGCGTAACAACTAACACAAAAGTTGTGAGTGTGCTAATTCCTGCAAATACTATAACGGTTGGAGCGATTATTAACTTTAAATGCCGTTTAGGAAAGACTGGCGGTAGTGGATTTATGGTGTTGAGAATCTATGCCAACACTGCCGATTCGATTGTAACTCCTGCACCTACCTTATTGATGTCATCATCGACAAATAACATCAATCAAACCTATCAAGCTATTGACAGAAATGCGATTGTGAAAAGTGCAACGGTAACGCAAACACTTCAGTCGATTGTTACATCAATTCAGAATGATGCGGCAGTAGCTCAAGCATCACTAACCAATTCGAATATCGACTGGACGGTTAACCAGTATCTCATTTTCGCAATTCAGAACGGCGCGGCTGGGGATTCGACTGTTATATCATACTATCAAATCGAAATCAAATGACAAACGTAAACATCACATCGACAAATATCGAATTTACCTCAACGGGGTTGCCGTGGCTTAATCTAATCGAGCCAAAATGGGAGGCTGTGGATGAAATATCCTTTCACGTAATAACTGAGCAAGGTGTGTACTGCATCACAGTAACAGAACACAAACTAAATGCGCAAAAGTTTAAGAGTTCAGAAGATGCGTTAACGTATCTGAATAATTTGTAAATTTGCATAAAACCAACGAACTATGGCAGGCGTTAAAGTAACTGATTTAACCGCGTTAGGAACGGCAGATGCTAACGATATACTATACATCGTAGATACAACTGCGAACCAATCTAAAAAGATTGAAGTAGGTGACGTAGTAAACCTACAAACGGCGCACGACAATGGTAGCGTAATAAATACAATTGATGTTATTGCAGATGGCACATCTAAAAATGTGGGTTTAGGCTTTGGTGCATTAGTCGGCAATACTGGAGATGACCAAATCGGAATTGGTTCACGCGCTGGGCAAGGCTCAAGCGGCTCAATTGGGATTTATTTAGGCAGTTTATGTGCTGACGGCAACACTGGAGACAATGTTTTTGCAGTTGGTGATAGTTCATGTAATACAAATAGCGGCAATAATGTTATAGCAATAGGCGCTTCAAGTTGTAATAATAATTCAGGTGATACAATTGTAGCAATTGGTGATGAGTCGCTGTCAGCAAATCAAGGGGCTAGTTCAATTGGTATCGGAAAATCTGCAGGCGGGAGCAATGTAGGCGATACAATTGTAGCAATTGGTGATGAAGCAGGCCAAAATAATACAGGAGACTTTATTGTGGCTGTAGGCAATGATGCTGCAAAAAATAATAATGGTGATAATGTTGTAGCAATAGGCGGCGGTGCTGCACTTGGCAATACATTAGCTGGGATGTTTGTTGTGGGCTCGGCAAATATGCCGTCTTACGCTAACCCAGCAGCAGCAGTAGCAGCAATAACGGTGGGGCTTGGAGCAACGGCTGGCTGCTATTATTTATACCATAACCAAGCGGATGGCACAATCCGTGCAATCATTCCATAATGCGCAGCACCTCGCTTCTCGGTCTGAACCTGATTAAGAAGTACGAGGGCTTGCGGCTTAGTTCATACCTTTGCCCTGCTGGAGTGCCGACAATTGGATATGGCAGCACTCGCTACCCGAACGGCAAGAAGATTCTACTCGGCGAAAAGCTCGCAAGCGAAAAGGAAGCAACGCAATTGCTACTTGCTACACTTTCGCCCTATGAAGATGCGGTAAATAAGCACCTACCGAATTTGAATCAATGCCAGTTCGATGCGTTGGTGGCATTCAGCTACAACGTTGGCACGGGTGCATTAATCAAATCCACATTGCTAAAGAAAGCCAAAGCAAACGCAGCCGACCCTTCGATACTCGATGAGTTCCTGCGTTGGAACAAGGCAGGCGGCAAGGTGCTTGCAGGGCTGACCAATCGCAGGCGCGAAGAGGCGAATCTGTATTTCTCACTTTGTAATTTCTAAGCCTTATTTGCCCCAACGTTCAGGCTGCTTTCGCGTAATTTAACCTATGCGAAAACGTGCTACCAAACCGAGGCGAATCATTGACATCATTGTCAAGCATTGGCGTAGCACAATCGGCTCGCTGATGATTTTGGTATCCATCTTTTTACTAATCTTTAAAGTGATAACAGCCGAAACATTAACAGCCATAATTGCAGCACTAATAGCTGCCGGGTATATTCCAAAAGCAAAGAGCGATGCAGCAGATTCGTAGAGATACAATAAAGACCGTGCGCCATAACAAGGTGAACATCGACACCATAAGCTGGGAGGCGGCTAATGCAGATACAAGCTTCGCCAAGGCTAACCGCGAAAGCTTCGAGGCTGTCATGGCACAACCGAAAGCAAAGCCCGAAATAGTTTTAACCGCATTCGACACAATTCAGCCCTGCGATGTATCTTTGTTAGCGGCCCCTACGTACTACACCGTCAAACCTCAGCCTGTAAGAAACACGAAAGATTTGGAGATGCCTATGAATTACGATATACTTTTAAACGGCATTGTGTTCAGCTTCACTCTGTGGATGTCGGCAAAGTACCTTATGACATGCGGTGCTGCATGGTCAAATCTTTTGCAGGACTTACGTAAAGAATTGGCCTAAAAGTTCAATCCTTGCCTTATCTTTGCGATATGGCAAGCCTGCACATCCTTGAGTCGAGCATCGACCTCTTCTATGTGATCACCGATAAGGATGGCAATATCGTCACCTCCAATGACTTGTTCAAGGAGTACAGCAGCCACATTAAGCCCGGCAATATATTGGACATTGCGGCCAATGATTCCGATCGCGATGAGTTGCTCACTGCAATCAGGAAGTCGCAGAAGAAAGCACCGGACCCGATTCGCACCTATGCCAAGACAAAGCAGAAGATGGCCTCTGAGCGTTACAACATGTGGAATATTTATTCCATTGTTGACATGCTGCACTTCATCGGGATTCAACTTGTCGATGTTACTTCCATAAGCAACCATGAGCATGAACGCCAGAAGATCCTTCTGGAAGAGTTCCGTTTCATGCTATCTCATGAACTTCGCCAGCCATTGACTTCAATCGGTGGCTTGGTGAAGATGATGATTGAGCACGAAAGCGCAACGGATCAGGAGCGCAATGATGTGATGAAGATGCTTGCAAATAGCGTTGATAAGCTTGATGATGTCATCCGGCTATTAGTTAAGAAAGCAACCAGGCAAATATGAGCAACCTACCGGCTACCGATTGCGAATGTGATGAGCGACTTGTAAAGGTGCTGGCTGTTTATATCGCAGAAAAAGCTATGCCGCTGAAGGTGGCGGCTGATATCTTGCTCAATGAATTGCGCAATAAGGATGAGTATTTAAAACGACTTAACGAACTAATCAAATGCACAAGAGCAACATCAGTACACTGAGCCTGTTGGCAATCTGCTTATTTATTCTGCTTCTGCTATTGCGCACATGCGGTGCATTGAGTGAATCGGAAAGCAATGCCATGTATCTTGATTCGCTGAATTCGGAGTATACTGTGCGCATCGCAAGAGACAGTTCCAGAATCCACAGCCAAGCCGTCCAGCTCGCGAAGGCAGGCACAAAGCTGCGAGCCTTGGAGCTGCGAGAGCCTGAAGTGGTGGTGAGGTATCAGACGCGGACAAAGGTGGTGACGCAAGTCGAGCTTGGCGAGACCGTGTACATCGACAGCTTTCCGCACTTGCGCCTGCCGAGGTCATTCAGCCGAGAGGGTAAATTCCTTCAGATAGGTGGCTCAATAAACCGCTTAGGAAGGCTTCAAATCGATTCGATTATAATTCCGGTAAGTTATACCGTTGCAATTGGAGATACGCTGCGAGGTGGCCTCTTTTCGCGTAAGCGTGACAAGGTTGTTCGCCTTGGCATAGACAATCCATATGTAAGCGTTACAGGAATGCACAACGTAATTGTGGCACAGCCTCCGAAAAAATGGTATGAGACAAAGGCATTCGCTTTTGCGCTCGGTGGCATCACAGGTTTCGCAATTGGTCGCGCAAAATAATTGCGTTGATTATTAAGCACTTGCGATTTTTTACGCTGGTGGTTTGCTGTTTTCTTTGTTTAGGTATTGTGAAATCAAAATAAGGTTGTACATTTGTCAAACAAAACAATCACAGCCATGACAACAACAATTGAAGTAACCAAAGAAATTCGCTCAGAAATTTTCAAATCAATTATTGAAACACAAAATCTAATCGATAGAGAGAATGCGTATTCTGAAGATTTGCGCAAAAAAGATGTTGTAGAACAATATATCGCGCACTTAGCGAATTTAAATCAATACTTAATCGATGGGTATATTCCCCTATAATTCCTAACCTTAACGGGGGCCCTAACCGCCCCCACTTTTTTCTTAAACTTTTACACCTTTATACACATGCACACACCAGAACTCTCAACAGCAACGACCTTCAAGAATTGGAAGGGCACAGAATTTTTCCACTACAATCACTTAACCGGCACAATGGTCATGGTTGTAAATGACGGATGCATCAAGGGCCTTTACACCCGATGCGACTCTCAAGCCGCTAACCTCGCACGCCAATACCATCGCAGCATGGAGCATGGCGTTGCACCAGAGAAACGCCTTTGGGACCCTTGCAACATGGATGAATTCCACAACACATTTGCACTCGTTACCGAGTATCTTCACGAACAATCAACTCAAGCACTTTTAACCTCAATTTAATCTTTAAACATGAAAGCACCAGTAAACTCTGGCAATGGCTCAAGCCGCCAAATCGCTCCCGAAGGAGCACACGTAGCAAGATGCTACCAAATCATTGACAAGGGAACCACCTTCGATGAGAAGTGGGGAAACAAGAAACGCAAGGTTCAATTCTTATTTGAACTGCCACTTGAAACAGCAGTATTCAGCGAGGACAAAGGAGAACAGCCGTTCTATGTTAAGACTGTATTCAACCTCAGCATGGGCGAGAAGGCATCACTTCGCAAGTTCGTTGAATCATGGATTGGCAAAAAGATGACCGATGCTCAAGCTGGAGACTTCGACATCATCAAGCTACTCGGACACTCTTGCATGGTAAACATCGCACACAACGGCAAAGACGACCGCACCTATGCAAACATCATGAGCATCTCTCCGCTTCCAAAAGGAATGGCGTGCCCTCCAGCAATCAATGAATTGCTAAGCTATGACACGACCGAACATAGCGATGCAGTATTCAACAAGCTGCCTGACTTCCTTCAGGAAGATATTCGCAAAAGCGATGAGTGGATTGCTCGGAATACTGCCAAGCCTGCCGCTGTGCCTGCTCCAAAGTGGGAGAGCACAACTGTAACTGATGAGCCGGATCTCGACAGCCTATTCGCTAACGACTCAGACGGCCTGCCATTCTAAAAATAACAAAGGCCGAGGCACACACAACACCTCGGCCTTACTCACATATCAAAACACATGAACAGCATCGCAAAGATAACAATTCCAATCGAGAAATTGTATCAGACAATAAATTCAGCTGAGGTATTGTCAGCCCAGCAAATAATCGAACGCAACAGCTATGAAGGCGTAGCGTATCCAATCGACAACGTAATGCACTACACCGCTGCATCCAATGCAATAGCGGAAGTGAACAAGGCCATTAAGGCCATTCAAGATGCACGCAAGATGGTCACTGGCCCTCTCGATGCCTACAAGAAAGAACTCATGCGCATAGAGTCCGATGCAATAATGCCGCTGCAAAGCTTCATCGCATCGACAAAGAACGCAATGCTCGAATACAACGCAGCTTGCGAGAAGCAATTCGCAGCCGAGCAAGAGAAGGCCACGACACTTGAGAGCCTTGTGGATAACACCGCTGAGGTAAGCATCCAGCACAGTCACATCAAAGGCATTCGCACCATCCGCCGCACTCGCATCAATGGCGAAGTAGATTGGATGAAGGTGCTCAGTGTCCTGTTCGGCTCAGGAATGTACAAGCCTGAAGACCTCACGCAGAATCTACTCAAGGCAATGGAGAAGTGCGGCGTGGATTCCATCGCAGGGATTGAGATTTATGAAGAGAAAATCCAAACAATAACACGATGAAGCACAACCCTACCAAGCAGGTGCGCGAAATACTTGAGCGCGTGCCTGCAACACGCAAGAGCGATGCAAGGCTAATCGCTTACGTCTGGGCCGACACAATCGGCTATGACAAACTCAATGCAACAACTGCAAAGGAAGTACTCGACATGATGAGCGAGGGCAAGCTTCCAGCTGCCGAAAGCATCAGAAGAGCACGCCAAAGAGCACAACAGTCTAACCCAAATTTGAAGTAATATGGCAACTAAAATGACAGCAGTGCAATGGCTTGAGATAGCCGTGCAGAACAAGCTCACCTCAGAGATGGGGCCATACTTCCAAGAAGCATTTGAGGAAGCGAAGAAGATGGAGAAAGAGCAGATAGTTGAAACCTACAACGAAGGCGCACTCGACGGCCTGCAACTGGGAGAGGCGTACTACAATCACGTTTTTAACTCATGACACGCGAAGACTACATAAAATACCCAGCGGTAAGCGCAAGCAGGATCAAACGATTCTACACGGGAGACATCAGTTATGCAAAGGCATCGCTTAACTATGGCAAGGACTTCCACTACTCACTACTTGAATGCGACTACTCAGAGATGGGCGATGCAGTGCGCAACACATACGATGCAATTCACCAGGTGGAACTACTTGGTGAGCTCTTCGACAAATCCGAGAAGGAGCGCATCGTGGTGAGTGAGCTCACAGTTGGAGATAAGACCGTACTTGCCAAGGGTGCTATGGATATCTGCTGGGATGAAATGAAGATCATCGCAGATGTTAAGACCACAACGGCCAAGAACCTGCAAGCCTTCGCCGATGACATGATTAAACATTTCAACCATGTGCAGGCCGTTTGGTACTGCATGCTGATGGGCTGGGATCCGAAAGACTTCTACTACATCGGCGTGCCTCCAAAGGTCAAGAAGTCTGGGCAGTTCAAAGACCTCTACCTATACCGGCACAATCAACAAGAGCTCGACCATGCTTACCAGCTAATCGCAAATTTCCTCAATCAATTCGATGGCAATTATGGGAAATAAGTATCCAAAAGAGGTGATTGACTACATCATCGAAGCATATCCAACAACGCGGACGGCAGAGATGGCTGATGTGCTCGGCATAAGCATTAACAAGGTGCATCAGCTCGCAAACTCTCGCGGCATCAAAAAGACAAAGGAGTACATCCGCGAAATACATGGTCCTGTTGTGGCACTTGCTGGAATAAACAACCGCTTCTACAAAGGCCAAGAGGCTTGGAACAAAGGAATCAAAGGACGGAACAACGCACCAGAACATACGCTATTCAAGCCGGGCCATCTGCCTGCAAACCACAAGCCCATCGGATGGACTCGCGTGGATGGCGAAGGATACACATGGATGAAGATTGCAGAAGGCCGCCAAGGCTGGGTTATGATTCACCGCCTTGCCTGGGAATTAGAAAACGGCCCGATTCCAGAAGGTAAGTTCCTGCGCTTCATCGATGGGAACAAAGACAACTGGCAAGTCGAGAACCTCATGCTGGTAGATCGCGAAAGCAACATGCGACTTAACACAATTCACCGATACCCTGAAGAGGTCAAATCGGCAATGAAAATACTTTCTAAACTAAAACGTAAAATTGAATCACATGGCAAAGAACAAAATTGAACACCTAAGAGACCACCTATTCGAGACAATCGAGATGCTCAAAGATGGTGACATGGAGCTCGACAAAGCACGCACAATAGCTGAGGTCGCTCAAGTAATTATTAACTCCGCAAAGGTTGAAGTTGACTTCATCAAGACCGTGCACGGCAATGGCTCGGACTTCATCCCAATGGATAAAAGACTGGAGTCATGAAAAAGCAGACAGCAGTTGAGTGGTTGGTTGAAAAATTAGACAATGTTAGACCAACTCAAATATGTTCAATAGAAACCATTAAAGAATGGTGTAACCAAGCCAAAGCAATGGAGAAGGAGCAGATCATTGATACCTACAATAAAGCGGCTGCATTTACGCTGCTTCAAATCGGAGAACAATACTACAACGAAACCTATGGAAAATAGACAAACAGCAGTTGAGTGGTTGGAGTCTGAGTTAAGGAAACTACCATTTGTAAATGTCCTTGATGTATTTGAACAAGCCAAAGCAATGGAGAAGGAGCATATAAAATATGCTTTTGGACAAGGAAGCTTATTTGATCCAGTATTTCCAGATCATTTTCATGACAAAGCAGAAGAGTATTATCAATACCACTACGAAAAATGACCCTTCGCCCCTACCAGGAACGATTCATCAACAACATCGCTGCGAAGCTGAGTACCCACCGCAAGGTGGTTGCGCAGCTCGCAACTGGTGGAGGCAAGACGGTGTGCTTTGCTGCGATATGTGACCGCTTCACAGCGCGCAACAGCACGGACATCCTAATCCTTGTGCATCGCGAAGAACTGCTCGCACAGGCAAGCAAGGCCATCAAGCTCCGCACACAAGCCGTGACAGCTGGCATGAAGTCGATTCCGCATGCTCGCGTTTATGTGGCAATGGTTGAGACTGCATACAAGCGGCTGGACAAGTTCGCCAACATCGGGCTTGTGATTGTCGATGAGTGCCATATCGGCAACTTCACAAAGGTCATCGAGCACTTCACGCAGTCATATATCATCGGCTTCACAGCAACGCCGCTTGCAGCACGCAAGACCAATCCGCTGCGCAATTATTTCGATGATATCGTGTGCGGCATCGACATCCCAGAACTAATCGAGCAGGGCTTTCTTTGCCCAGAACTAACCTACTCAGCGGCTCAGATAGTGGACCGCGCAAGGCTCAAGATGAAAGCTGGCGACTTCGATGCAGCACAGATGGCGGCGGCATACAAAGCACCTAAGTACATTGAGACAACCATAAACGCCTACAAGGCACACTCACTCGGCCAAAAGACAATTATCTTCAATTGCAATGTTGAGCACTCGATGGCCGTTAACGCTGCGTTCGTGGAAGCCGGATTCAATTCTCGCCATCTCGATGCTGACTCGCCTGATCGCTCTGAGGTGCTCCAATGGTTCGCCAACACACCCGATGCAATACTCAACAACATCGGAATTGCCACCACTGGATTCGACCAGCCAGACATCGAGACCGTCATCGTTAACAAGGCCACAGCATCAATGCCCTTGTGGCTTCAGATGTGCGGACGTGGAGCACGGCCACATAATGTCAAGCTCGCATTTACCATCATAGACCTTGGAGGAAACTGCATGACACATGGGCTTTGGTCATCGCCTCGCAACTGGAGCGATATCTTCCACAATCCAAAGAAGCCAGGCGAAGGAGTCGCTCCGGTTAGGCAGTGCCCAAAGTGCGGAGCTCTGCATCACACCGCAAAGAAGGTATGCGATGCGCAATATCTCGGGATGTTGTTTCCTTGCGGCCATGTATTTCCGGTAATCAAGCCAAAGGATGAGGCCATCGAGAAGTTTATATTGGTTTCTAATGCCATCGATGTAAAAAAACTTATAGAAGCAAATGCGCATCACAAGGAGTATAGATCTCTTTATGTGGTTATTGAGCAAGTTTTCAACAATGGGATGAGTATATATAAAGAATTAGGACCTAAAAATTATGAGATTATTTATTCAAAAATTTATGAACTTGCGAGGCTCTGGTGTAAAGAAAAGAATCGCAGATTTGACCAGTTCCATAAAAAATTTGTAGATAAAAAAATAGGAGAACTTTCAACGGAACAGTATAAAAAACAAAACCCAGAACAGTACATTGAATTCACAGGATTTTAACACACAATTATGCTCATCTCACACTACAACTCCATCTACACAAAACAAGCCGATGATGTCGAGCTCACTTCCTTTTTGGAAGGAGTCAGAACCGGCAAATGGCAGGACATAGTTCTGCAAGTTCGCGCAACTCCCGATAAGGAAGAACGCGATAAAAAGAAAAAATCAGCACCGCTGGTCACCGTATCAGGGCAATTCACTGATCGAAAGGACGAAGCTCTCACAGCACACTCAGGATTCATTGCCATCGACATCGACAAGATCGATAATCCTGAAGAGACCAAGAAGCTCATTTCATCAGATAGCTACATCTACGCTGCGTTTACTTCCATCAGTGGACATGGACTATGCCTGATAGTGCGAATCGATGGCACGCGCCACGCAGATGCGTTTAATGGCATTGCATCGTATTTGTACCATACCTATCAGCTCATCGTTGACCAGTCCGGCAAGAACGTCTCACGCGCTCGCTTCATCTCTTACGATCCTTGGATTCACATCAACACCAAGGCAATCTTATTCAAGAAGTATCTCGCCAAACCCAAAGAGCGCAAGCTCGCAAAGGTCGCAGTCATCAAAACTGACTTCGATGCCATGATCGCTGAGATGGACCGCAAAGGGCTTAACCTCTGCGAAGACTATTCCGAATGGATTCAAATCGCTTACGCACTCGTTTCCGAATTCGGTGAAGGTGGTCGTGACTACTTTCACACGCTGTCATCGCACTCCAGCAAGTACAACTCCGATGACTGCAATTCGCAGTACACGGCCTGCTTGAAGAACCACAGCGAAAGCAAGGGCAAGCGGTCCACAATTGCAACCATCTACTACCACGCCAAGCAAAACGGCATACAGGCATACTCCGAGCAGACCAAGGAAATCCTGCGTGCTGCGAGCTCGCAACGTGCCGCTGGACTTTCACCCGAAGCCATCGTGAAAAGCCTCGAAGTGGCAGGCATCAGCCCAGAGGAAAGTGCTAAAGTTGTCAATGAGATAGTAGCAAAGGATATTAAATTTAAATCGGATAACGTATCCGCTGATATTGCGGCATTTATAAAGACTTTCGACCTTAGAAAAAACATCGTTACGCGCAACGTGGAACTGAACGGAAGGCCCATCGATGACAGTGATATCAACTCTATTTTTCTTGATTGCAAAGCCGTATTCAAAGAGGCCACAAAAGACCTGATCACTTCCATCATTTTCTCGAATCGTGTTGAGACATACAACCCATTGCATGAATTCTTCGAGGAAGATCTGCACATCGCTGATGACTACCCCAATGTTGACATGCTAATCAACAGCGTAATCTCTGACACGCCAAACTATGACAAGTGGATAGGTAAGTGGCTGGTGTCCGTAGTCGCTTCCGCATACGGTCAACACTCGCCCCTGGTGCTTATATTTTCTGGTGAGAAGCAAGGCACAGGAAAGACACATTGGTTCCGCTATCTGCTACCCAAGCAGCTGAGGTACATGTTCGCTGAGTCGAAGATGGATGCCGGAAAGGATGACGAGATTCTCATGTGCAAAAAATGGATTATTCTCGATGACGAGTACGGTGGTAAATCAAAGAAGGAAGAGAAGCGGCTAAAGGAACTTACCTCGAAAGAGTTCATCAACGTTCGTGAACCATACGGCCGCGTGTCGGTTGACCTTCGCCGATTGGCCGTGTTCTGTGGTACATCGAACGAAACGCAGATACTCAACGATCCAACTGGTAACCGCAGGCAGCTACCGATTCACATTATTGACATTGATCAGGACATGTACAACAAAGTCGATAAGGTGGAGCTATGGCGTGAGCTGTATGCGCTCTACCGGATTGGATACGACTTCACCATCTTGCGCGATGATATCGATTCGCTCAATGAGTCAACGCTCACATTCAAGCACTCGACTCCAGAAGAGGACCTCATCCACAAGAAGCTCATGCCTGGAAGCGCAACATCATTCGGTGAGTGGCTATCTCTTACCGAGATACAACAGTGCCTGCTTGTTGAAACGAAACTTAACTTCCTGAATCTGCAACGTATCGGCTCGATTCTCACTGCGTTAGGCTATGAGAAAGACCGCAAAACAAAAGGGAATTCTAAGGTGACAATGTACTATGTGAGCAGAAATCCGATGTAAATGGACAGCTTTGGACAACTTGCTTTTTACTAAGTTGTCCACTCGAAAGCCCATATTTTACAAGTGCTTCAGCAATACTGGACAACTTACAACTTACTTTTCTATTATTAACAACATATATACACACATGCACACACACACACACACACACACACATAGTATATATACAGCATGTTTTTTTGGACAGGCTGTCCAAATCGCTGCAATCCGTTGGTGCTATTGGGATAGAACCCATTTTTACCCAGACAATGGACATGTTCAATCTTGTAAGCTGTCCTGTCCATGAGCGAAGTAAAAACCCAATCGAAGGCATTCACAAACCTCTGGAATGCGCGTCCCGACTTACGTGGAAGAGTTTTTGCCATAAACAACAACAGCATGAACGGCATCAAGGGAGCAATGAACAAAGCGATGGGAGTTGTGCCGGGCGTTGCCGACATGTGCTTCCTGAAGCCTGAAGGCAGGACATGCTGGATCGAATGGAAGACAGACACCGGCAAGCAGTCACCATTGCAGATAAGGTTCCAACAACTCTGCCTATCTTTGGGCCATGAGTACCACATCGTGCGCAATGAAGAGGAATTCTTGAAGATTATAAACTCATGAGCACATACGCCAAGATTATCCAGTACATGACCGAGAAGCTTCCAGACGAGTGCACGCTTGTGGATGGGCCAACAACTTACACCTCAACGCAGCAGGCGCATCGGTCTCTTGCGAGGTATCTGACAACAGCGAAGCCTGGCACATCAGCGCATCGAACCTATGCGGTGAAGGCATTTAATTGGCTGAAGCTTCTGCACAAGAATAATATTAATTTGCAAAACACAAACAAATAAATACCTTTGCATCATGAACACACAAAAACGAGGCGGTAGGCGATCAGGAGCCGGGCGAAAGTCGATGTACGGCGAAAGCATGGCAACGATATCCTTCCGCGTTCCAGCATCAGCAAAAGAGATCGTTCGCCAGATGGTCCGCAATTATCTTTCGAGCTTGACAATCGAGCGCAAGCAACATGAGCCTGAAGACGGTTGCTGAACTTTGGCACGATAAATGCAATACACAATCAAAACACACACACTATGTACACATCAAAAAAATGGACAATCTGGTATCCTTACTCAAGTCAAGAAGAGTGGAATGCTAACATTCAAAACATCCTCGAGGAAGTTAGAAATCAACAACGTCATGACACAGATGAGCCTTACGACTCAGAAGAGAAAGACTACTACACTCTTGGCTGCGATAAATACCACGCTTGGAAAGATGACCAGTTATAACCACAAACAATGCACACGACGGCTGAGAGCTGGCGTGTTTGTCGATTCTTCATACATGGGATCGCATTGCTATTTTGGATACTTAACGCACCCTGCACTTGAATTCGATGTTGCGGTTTGTTTACATTTTGACGAGGTGCAAAGATTTGGCAACTTCAATAAATTGCTCCTGAGCAAAGAGGGCGATGTGAAATATCGCTTTGGCATACTTACACCAACGCAAGACAAGGCGAAGGTTGAAGGATACACAGTGAAGGCTTTTATTGATGGCAAGATACGCCACTTGTTTATCTATCAATCGCAATTGGATGAGATGATTTACAAGGGCCACGCGATTAATGTCACACAAGAAAGTTTATTTTTCGAAAATTTAGTAAATTTGTAACATGCCACTATTCCAAGGAGACAGCCAAGAGATAATCAGCATGAACATCCGCAAGCTAATTAGCGAGGGATATTCATCTCAGCAAGCTGCTGCAATAGCACTTGCAGAGGCTGAGAAATTCCGTAAAGCACGCAGCAACCGATGAGAGTATCATTCGACATCGATGGAGTGCTGGACACCTTAGCAGGGCAAGATATCGCAATTCGTGCCATCAATAAGGGCGATGATGTATTTATCATCACAGCCCGAAACGAAGGCCGTGCTTCTGCTGAGGTGTTTGCGATCGCTACGAAACTTGGAATCCCTCGATTGCGTATTTACTTCACAAACGGAGCAGACAAGTGGAGAACAGTTGACCGATTGGAAATCGATTTGCACTACGATAATAGCCGTGAGCAAGTCGACAAAATTGAGCAAAACACTGATGCACAGGCTGTGCTGTTCACAAGTTGAAACAACGAAATAACAACGTATGGCAGGCGGTAGAGGTAAAATAGAGCCAAGATGGAAGAAGGGCGAAAGCGGCAATCCTAACGGCCGTCCGCCAAAGCTTCCAGACTTGCACATCTTGCTGGCCAACGTGCTTGGCAAGGAGAACAAGGACGGGCTGACTGCTGCCGAGGAGATTCTGCTGGCACTTCATGCGAAGGCAAAGAAGGGTGACACCAGAGCAGCCGAGCTGCTTCTTGACCGAGGCTATGGCAAGCCGAAGCAGACCAGCGAGACCACGCTCAAGACTACTGAGCCGCTTGTGATCATCAAGACAAAAGACAGCGATGATTAAGGGCGCAGTGATAACGGTTGCCGCCTTGCTGCTATGTGCGGCCTTTGGCTGGTTCATCATCCTTGCGGTGCAGTCATTCATGAAAGACCATCCAAGGGATGATGATGATCACTTATGGCCTTCAGTTTAACCAAGAGGCAGACCAAAGCATTTAACCAGGCAACGGCAGGCACGCATCGTGTGGTGGTGTTTGGTGGCGCGATTCGCGGCGGTAAGACGTATTGGCTTCTGCTGACTCTCAGCTATCTTGCACTGGAATATCCGCGCAGCCGCTGGGTGATTATTCGCAGGAGCTTGCCTGATCTAAAGCGCACAACCTTTCCCAGCTTCAGCGCGATTCTCGATGACGGCATCAACCAGTACGTTCAAAGTTGGAACAGAGACACGCAAGTGGTGACGTTCATCAATGGCAGTGAGCTGCTGTTCATGGCTGAGAGCTATGACGATGACAAGGACCTCAACCGCTTCAAAGGACTTGAGGTAAATGGCGCAGGCTTGGATGAGGTTAATGAGTTGCAGGAGCAGACGTTCTACAAAGTGCAGGAGCGCATCGGCTCATGGAACAAGGCGGAAGGAAGGCCCCCGATTGTCTGCATGGCAACGTGCAACCCAGCGAACAACTGGGTGAAGTCAATCATCTACGAGCGATATAAGGACGGCACATTGCCGGAGCGTTGGAGCTTCATCCCGAGCAAGATCACTGACAACCCTCACATCCCTGCTGAGTACCTGGAGAGCCTGAAGGAACTTCCGCCTGTGCAGTACGCCCGATTCGTGGAGGGTGATTGGGATGTCATGGATGACGTGGCGAATCCGTTTCTGTATGAGTGGGCTGATGAGAAGCACATCGATGACAGCGTACAGCTGAATCGCAATGTGCCGGTGCACGTGTCAGTAGACTTCAACATCAATCCACTTTGCGCATTGGTCATCCAGCATGTTGGCAGGGGCGCGGTGGTGGTGGATGAGATAAAGATTGAGAAGGGCAGCGTGGATGCGTTCTGCGATGCGGTGCTTGCGCTTGGCGTGCCGATGGGCCTCATCAGGATAACGGGTGATGCGATGGGCAAGGGAGGCACTGTGCAGCAGCGTGACAACTCCAGCGCGTACACGCAGATCAAGCGGAGGCTCGGCATGAGTGATAGCCAGTTCTTGATTCCGGCTAACCCAACGCACTACAACAGCCGCATCGATTGCAATGCTGCACTGCGCAAGTTGGATATTCGAGTGAATTCCAAGCGGTGCAAGGGATTCGTGTTCGATGCGAAGCAAGTGCAGTGCGATGCTAATGGAAGCATCATGAAGAGCAACCGAAAAAACTTATCCGAGCGTGCTGACTTCTTGGATTGTTTTCGTTACTTTGTGAACGCAATCCTAAAGCGATACTTATGAGCGTATGTTCTCCTTGCTTTGATTCCGGCATCAACGTGGCAGCTTGCAATGCTGGCATTGCCTTCGGTGTTGTTACTCCAGAGACCGAGTACAGTGTGACCATAACGCACAATGCAACTAAGAAGGTGCAGAGCTTTGTGGCCGAGTCGGATGTCGATGGCATATTGACAATCGTGGGCGCAAAGATTGATGCATTGCAGGGCTACACGATTGGATTGAAGAACTGCGAGAAGTTCACCATCTGCGAGGTTGAGTATGATTGCATCAGCTTCAGCGTGGTGAACATGGATGTTGATGAACCTGAAACGATAAACCTACTCGAATGCGTAAGCTGCTAAACAAGATCAAGAGCATCGCGCACGGCTGGGCGTTGTGGGCGTTTGACACTAAGGAGAGCAGAGAGATATCGAAGCCGCGCATGGCCATCTGCAAGGAGTGTCCATACCGGATCAAGCTGACTGACACATGCAGGGAGTGCGGATGCTTCTTGCCGGCAAAGACGAGATTGACTGATGAAGCCTGCCCGTTGTTACGCTGGTAATATGCTCACGGGATTCATCATTGTCGAGGCATTGCTTGTTGATGATGAAATCGACAAGCTGCTCGAGCGTGAGGAAAGGTGGACGGATTTGCTGATTAACACACATGACATAAGCACGGTGCACGAGGACAATGAAGCGGAGCGTTGCTTCATCACATTCTTGAGCACGGACAAAGAAGTCACAACAAAGAACACACTGGATGAAATTATTCAAAAGATTAGGCGAGCGACTGCGATTAACTTTTACACGCAGTAAACAGCAGAAGCCATTGCGGCCAATGGTCGAACTATTCAAGGATGCAACACACAAGTACTACCGTTTCCCGAAAGAATTGAATTTACCTCTTGAGAGGTTTAGCATGTCGATGGGCTTGATGGAGCGCATCAGTTCGGGCTTATCAGGCAGCGAGATGGATAAGATACTATCTGGCATGGAGAAGGCATTGAGTGCTGGCTTGAGCAATCCAAAGAACGCGGCAGTAGTTGCTGCTTACATCCATGTGATTCGCGAGAGGCAGGATACTGTTATCCATCGGGACCTATTGCTCAACCTTGCAGCAACATGGGTGGTGAGGGATGATGAAGATCCGGGAGTCATCGACCCAGAGATCCACAAGCAGAAACTTGAATTGTTCGAAGGGATGTGCAAGGAGGCTTCCCACGATTTTTTTACTCGCTTGGATATCGATCCTCTGATGCCCTTGCTCACTATGTCTCCACAAGACTTTCAGATCTTATGGGAGTACAACGTGGAAGCCCAGCGAAAGCTGACACAAGTGCTCCAGCACTTAACTACTCACCTGGATACAGGGCGAAAAAAGCAGTAGACGATATTCGCATTCAGGCCATGAATCTTTGCAGTGGCAACATTGTCGAGTTCAATACATTGATGGCTTCAGATGTTTCAACTTATTTGCTTAAATTTGAGCTGTTCTTAAAGCAGCAAAAAGATGGCTCAAGCAGAAGTTGAGATTATTTACAAAGCCAATGCGCAAGGCCTTGAAGCTGCGGTCGGCAAGATAACTCAGACCAATGACGAACTTGTAAAAGGCGCAACGGAAACCTCGAAGAAGGTTGCCGATGAGTTCAAGAAGATAGGCGGTGCTGCGGCTGCTGCCTTTGGGAGCCAGCAAGTGAAGGCTGCATTGGACCAGCTCAACAAAGAATCGGATAAGCTAACCACGAACTTGAAGGAATTGCAGAAGGAGCAAGTGCTTCTTGTGGCTTCCGGCAATCGCGTGAGCAAGGCTTATCAGGACAATGTGAAAGCTCAGCAGGTATTGAAGGTGCAGATTAGCCAGGTGAATGCGGAGCAGAAAGAATTGAACAACACCTTTGAGCAGACCGAGACGAAGCAGAAGAGCCTGACAGGACAGCTCAGAGCATTAAAGCAAGAGCTTGCACAGCTTGAGACACAGGGCAAAGAGAACACTGATGAGTTCAATAAGTTATTATTTGCAGCGGCAAGGCTGGAAGATCAGATTGGAGATACACGCGAGCGAGTGCGTGTGCTGGCATCGGACACGTTCAAGTTCGATGCAGCGGTAGGTGCAACGCAAGCACTGGCATCAGGCTTCGAGGTTGCGCAAGGTGCGGCTGCATTGTTCGGTTCGGAAGGTAAGGAGTTGCAGGAAGTTATTGCCAAGACAACGGCTGTGACTGCCATCGCTAACGGCGTTAATGACCTTGCCCAGCAGATAACAGGGCAGGGCGCATTGAAGCTTGCATTGCTTGCGGCAGGTCAGAAGGCGGTTGCTGTTGCCACTGCCATCAGCACTGGAGCAATCAGCGCATTCAGAGTGGCATTGGCTGCGACTGGAATTGGCTTGTTTGTGACAGGGATTGCTTTGCTTGTGGATAGGTTGAGAGATGCGGCGGCGAATCAAGCGAGCTTTAATCGCAGTTTGGAACTATCCAAGCAAGCTGCCGACAATTCACGAAAGGCAATTAAAGAGTTACGAGATAGCCAGCTGGATGCTGCGATTAAGATTAAGATTGCTAATGGTGAGTTATCACAAGAGGAGGCTGATCGTAATCAGCAGATTGCTGAGAGAAATAAACTATTTCAAGATAACTTAAAGCTTGAAGTTGCTGCCCAGACTGTTGCATTAAGAGAGCAAAAGAGATTATCTGCAGAGCTTGCAAAAGCAAGAATTGCGGACCAAAGAGATGCAGCAAGGACAGGACAGCAAGTTGAGAGCGAACAGACAAAATCACTTGAAGCGCAATTAGCAATTCAAGAATCTAATATCAAAGCGAGCCAAGATAGAATCAAGGCAAATAGAATAGAAACAGGACTTGAAATTCAAGGCATCAACAATGTATTCGCAGCTGAAGAAAACGCCAAGCGAAAGGAAGAAGCAGATAAGCGATCTAAGGAAGCAGCGGACCGTGCTAAGGCTGATGCGGAGGCAATAGCCAAAGCCGAGCGTGACACCTTCAACGCATTGCGCCAAGAGACAGCAGCATTGCAGATTGATTTCGATAAGCAAGTTGCAGAGGAGCGCAAGAAGAATGAGGCGAAGCTTCAGGTTGAACTTGCTGATCTTGCCGACACATCTTTGCAGACTCAGCTTGACACGCGCATCGCATTCTTGCAAAGGCTGGAGATCGAGGAAGGAACATCGCTGGATAGAAGGATTCAGATCATCGAGCTGGAAGCAAAGAAGCGGCAGGATGCAATTCGGCAAAATGTCGCTGATACCAAATTGGCCAATGAGCAGATTGCATTGGATGAGGCGAAGACACAGCAGCAAATTACAGAGGAGCGAAGGAAGTCAACTGAAAAAGCCATCGACAATGCGTTTGCAATTGCACGAGCTGTTGCCGATACATTGGGTGGCATCATTGATTTGCAAGGTGAGCAGTCAGCATTGCGCATTGAAGAGATTGATGCAGAAAGCCAAAGACAAGCCGAGGCAATTGAAAGGTCAACAGAGACAGAGATAAACAAGCAGAGACAACTTGATGCGCTTCGATTAAGGACAAACCAAAAGATAGCACAAGAGAAAGCAAGGCAGGCGCAATCTGAAAAGATATTTGCAATCTTTACTGCTGTGATTAACACGGCTGCTGAGGTGACAAAGAACATTGCCAATCCTGTGCTTGCTGCCATCACTGCCGCTGCCGGTCTTGCACAGATTGCCATAATATCTGCACAGCCAGTGCCGAAGTTCAAGAAGGGTGGTCCGGTAGGTGGCAGAAGCCATGAGGCTGGAGGCACATTGATTGAGGCAGAGAAAGGCGAGTATGTGGTGAACAAGAGCTCAGTGGCACGCCATCGCCAAGCATTGGATGCGATGAACACATCGAGTGCTGCATTCAGGAAGTTCATCGATGAGAAGTATGTGCGTCCTGCCATCGCTGGCTATGCGATGAACAACAAGCGTGACGGCATTACAGTGAACGCATCGCTGAACAGCAAGAGCATGGAGCGTGAGTTGAAAGGATTGCGGAAGGATATGCGAAACAAGAACACAGTGATTAATTTTAACAGCAGCGATTCGCGATACTCATGGCAGCAGAATTGAAGTTTTTGATTGACGGCCTGGATAGGGGCCAGCCATTGAATCCGGAGGACTTTGGCATCACGATAAATGAAGATGACAGCATCGGAGCTCGCATAGTTTCCTACGATGCGGATCTAATCTTTGGAGGTGATGTGTTCACGTATTTGTATAGCAAGCTTGCAACAAGCGGATACTGCGAATTGGTGCGAGTAAATGTGCAATACTTGTGCACGTCTGGTACATGGCTGGAGTTGATTAATGGTTACATCATTGCAACTGAAGCGGCCTTTATATTGGATCGATGCGAAGTTAAGACCAAGGTGTATGATGAAAGCTTCAGCACTAAGATCAATAACAACAAAGCGATTCCGTTCTCCATGGATTTGACATTGTCAAAGAATGGTGCATCGATTACACCTCCAACAAAGTATCAGTTGTGGGTGTTTACACCTCAGCCAACTGTATCATTCTATCCACCAGCTTTTGGCTATACGGTATATGATGTATTCAAGCATTTGATTGCTTGCATGAGCGATGGCTTGATTGACTTTGATTCGAACTACTTTGCTGCAAACTATCCGCAGAATGAAGTGCTGTTCTATACCAGCGGTGAATCGATTAGGATTAAGCAAGACGTTGAGGTGCTTGCTTCATTCGAGACTCTTTACAATGCATTAAGGCTGAAGTTGAACCTTGGGCTTGGCATCGAGAAGCAAGGCAATGGCAGGCCATTGCTGCGCATCGAGCAAGCTTCATACTTCCAGCAATCAACTCCATCGGTTAACCTTTACGATCAGCCAGACATCGAAATGAAGTTCGATACTAAGAGGCTTTATCAAGCGGCTCAGTTTGGCAATGACTTGGTGCTGGAGGCTGGCCAATGCGATAACGGAGATACACCTTGCGAATTTATACAGACTCCATTCAGAGGCTTCAGAGATGAGAAGTTTGGTTTCATTGGCGAGTGCAACACAAGCAATGTATTGCAGCTAAAGACATCGGATATCATCTTTGATACCAATGTCATTCAGGACATTGTGGTATTTAACAACACTGGATATGATACCAATGGCGTTTTTATAATGGCAAACTGGGATGGATTCTATGGAGCATTTACTGCCAGGGCAAAAATATATGATCCCTATGGAATTGGTAATGCTATTTATAACGGCAACTTTACAAATGAATTCGTTTCTGCGAATTGGCTTAGTGGTTTCCCGAACAGCCTTGAGTCATTCCTTCAGCCATTCAATCCGGCAACAACGGTATTCTTAGCAAGGGCAACTGTTGACACTCAGTGCTGGACTGTTGATGATGACCAGTTCTATTCTTATGCTGCTGCAACTGCAACCTTCTTGAATTATCCAAATGAAATCACAGATGCTGGCAACAACTTCAGCGGCTCTACTTATGTGGTTCCATTTACAGGCATCTACACATTCAATGCTAAGATCCAACTTGATGGATTGTCGCTTGTAACAGGCAATAAAATTGGCTTCGCAAGCATTAAGCATTATGATGCAGCAGATGCAGATATACAAACTATCGATGGGCCACAGATTACATCACCTGCAATCAACTTCAGCGAGCTGACTGTTACCGCAACGATTGTGTGCAATGCCGGTGACTTGGTTCGCACGGATGCATCAGTGAAGATTGTCACTCCTGGACCTGCTGCAACTCAGTGTGTCTTGTTTCAATGGACGGACATTCCAAGCGGTACTGTTTATCGCACTGAGTTCTCAGGCTCTGGCCTTCCACTTACCCCAACTACATTGGAGCCAGTCGACATTAACGATGTGCAGACCTATCTCTACAAGTTCAAGCGTCCGCTGACTATGGCAGAGATAAACGCCATCACAAGCGAGACATCGAAGCCAATCCTATTAGGTCGGAAAGATGATGCTCTTGCAGTTTCTCCGACCTACATCAAAGCAATAAACATTGAATCAGTGATGCGCAAGAATGCGCAATTCGAACTAAGATCCAACAAGCTACTGCCATGAGTTATACCTCGATACCTAACCAACCGATAATATTTAATACTGTTTTGCCTGAAGGCTGCGAGGGCTGTGGCTCGGAGTATTCGCAGTTGGTGGATTTCAATGACCAATTATTTTACCAACTTGAGATAGGTAGATGCGGCGTATCCGATAGAGGCGACCAAATATTATTTGGAGATTGGACACAATCGGGTAGTACGATAACGGGAACCGGCAACGCTGGAGGGTATGTTGAAGGGCGAATACTTTTTGACATCGTTCGCAATTGGAGAATAACGGTAACAATAGACACGTACAACAGCGGAACATTGACTGTTGGAACGGCAGTAGGCACAACTGTGAATTTATCCGCACCGGGTACGCATACTTTTATAATCGATAATTATGACCAGACAAGCCCAGCAATTGCGTTCTTTTTCGTTGGCGCTACTGGAGATGTATTCGACGGCACGTTCACCGTTGACCAAATCGAAACGTTAGCAAGCGGCTGGCTATTTACCGGATTGGTAGATGCGCAAACCCTTGCGATAGTTCAAAGGTTTGACCCTGTTCTAACTTTAAGGGATAACTATTTGACGGCTGCAATCAACATGGCCGATTACGAAATTGAGCCGGGCTGCTATCGGTTAGCGATTGCGGATTATTGCACCAACACGTGCGGTCAGTATTTTATTTACAATCCATTCTTTAATAGCGTGCCGCGCATCCCTACGGGCTGGACTTCTACGCCAACGGTAGGGGTTGATAATTGGAACATTGGCAATGGCGAGGCGCAAATTGATTTGACTGTAATAGGCAATGCAGCCGAGCTTTTAAGCGTTACAGAATTATGCGAAAACAAAGACTATTACGTTACGATAGTTGTAGATTCGATTTCAAATGCGCGGCTTCGTTTGCAAGTTGACGGCATTAACTATGGCAGCTCAATAAGTACGGCAGGCACGTATAGTTTTCTTATAACGCCAACATCAAACGGAGCGGTAAGTTTATTCGGCTCTCAATTCGGTGCTTCACTTGACGGCGAAATAACCGTTAAGAAGATAACCGTGCAAGCCGATAAGAACTGGGCAAGCTATGACCAATACAGCGACCTAATCAGCGTGGGTGATTTCTCAGATGATTGCAAGTACTTCAAGCTTGAAGGCTGTAATGCGGAGAATCAATTCGGCCTCGCGTTTAATGGCACATCGTTCTTGCCTGGCATCCGTTTGGAGGGCCGCAGATTTAGACCACAGTACAACTCGGATGTCGACCTATTCAGATATGCAAGTGGTAAGGCTGTGACATCCTATGCAGATATTCGCAAGCGTGTGTCCTTCTTCTTTGGCCAATTGCCTGAGTACGTGTTCGACTTCCTTTCGATTATCACGTACTTCGACAACTTGTATGTGAACGGCGATTTGTATTCACCAGCTGAGGCTGACTTCCCAGACATCGAGTACAACGATGCCAATGAACTTGGTTCCATTACCATCGACTTGTATAAGAAGAACGACAAGGTGCGTAAGACTGTCTGTACGGCAGCCGATGCGAACTGCCTACCTTCGATATTGGATTTAGATAGTGAGCCGTTTATATTGGCTCAAGATGGGGATCGCTTGCTAACACAAGACAACATCAATTTGTATCAAGAATAAATTCGTATATTTGCACAGATCATCATAGAGACGTAGGACTTAGTGTGCCATCCTATTCAACTGGCATCACACCAACAAATTAAATCTCTATACTATGGCTTGTGTAAGCTACTGCGATTCTTCGCTACTTGATCACAACTTAGTAAACTGCAACGAATACAAGCTCGGTGGTGTTTCTGCGATTATCGTGGGAGCCTGCGGAACAGAATTGGTTAATCCTTCAGATGAAGCAGCAGTTGACGCATTGTTAATTGCCGGCACTGCAAAGCTCATCGAGGATATCCGCTTCGCTCTTCCTGCTGGTTCTCCGGTAACTGTTGACAGCCCAATCGGCTGCGGTACTGCAATTCGTATCAACGAAGACCGTACTGCAACCTTGTTTGATGCAAACGTAACTGACGAGAATAATACTTTCTGGAATGATGTAAACAACCGCCGCATTGCATGGATACTTGCGTACATGTGCGACAGCGGAAAGGTGATATACATCAACCCTCCAGTTGGTATTACTACCTCAGCGAACTTCATCTTGCCTGAGCAGAACAATGAATTGCAGCGTTACGAAGTGACGTTCTCATGGCGTGACAAGAATATTCCTGAACAATACGATGCCCCTGCTGGTATCTTTGGATAATGGATATTCAACCAACAAATCAGAGTGACAAGCACGCCTCAACAGGGGTGGTGCTTGTTGCTTTTGGCAAGCCTCAATATTATTGGGCTGCTTACAATTTAGCGTACTCGATTAAACGATTCAATAAAGATTTGCAGATTGCGCTAATCACCGACAGCAAGGAAAGGGCATTGTACTATTGCCATGACTTGACAAACCAAATCGATGTATATGTAGATTTGCCGGAGCAGCACATATACACGAATAAGAAATTAGATCCAGGCAAGGCCAAAGTTTTGCTTTATGATTACTTGCCGTTCCATTACAATCTATACCTCGATGTAGATGCCGTATGCTTGAAGGACTTGCAGCCTCTTATCGAGCAGCTAATTGCAAACGATGCTAAGTATGCCACTCGAGTTGTGGGTGAGCATACCATCGACAAAGGCCGCGATTTTAAAGAGATGCAATGGGCGTGGGCTGACCAATTATGGCAACACTTCGGATTGAATAAAACAGATAAGATATACGCCATCAATAGCAGTATTCAGTTCATTGAGAAATGCGATGAAGCTGAAGCGATTTATCGGACCGCTGCTGATATGTATCTCAACAATCCGATGCCCATTAACAAGCTTCGAATGAAGTGGGGCGGTGGGCAACCCGATGAGCTTTACTTCAATGTATCATTCGGTAAAAATAACTTCAAGCCTTATGAGATTGATGTGGTTTGCTTCCAGATGAATAGAGAGTTCACATTTACCCAGATTGAACAACGGTTCTATCTAATGAGCTATTATGGCGGCAAAGGATTCACGCCAAGCTTTTACATCGACTGGCTCGACCGAAAATTAAAAGCATGGATGCAAGAAGATGGCATTCAGCACAAATACTTTATTCACAGAATAACTGACCATAAGCATGCAGACCCAAGAAGATAAGCCTAAGAAAGTTGGCAGACCTAAAAAGATTGTGACAACTGAGACATTTACTGAAGTGGCTCGCAATGAATGGAACAGTGAAATTGATGTATGCGAATTCATCGGCTCACTAATCAAGATGACAGGCGCAGCAAACGTGCTTGAAATCGGAGTGTTCGAAGGAGAGACATCAGTCAAGATGATTGCGGCCTTGCCGTATGGTGGCAAATACACTGGCATTGATATAAACAATTATTTGAAGCACGACCTAAGTACATTCGGGGCTGAGGTTGATTTTATCCTTGGCGAATCAATCAAGGTAATGCAAGGCATGAAGCCGAGACAGTTCGATTTTATCTTTGTCGATGGAGATCATAGCTGGGCGAATATCTTGCCGGAGTTTAAAGAAGTTGAGCGAATGATTGCCAAAGGTGGCATCATTGCATATCATGATACCATTCACATTCCTGATGTAAAGAAACTGATGGAGTATGCAAGTTATTACAAGTACAACGTCATCACATTAAACACATCCGAAGGGCGTGGCCTTTCGCTAATTCAGAAACCATGAAAAATAACTTCTGCCGATCTAAGAGCTGCGGCTCGCACATCATAAATCAACCAACAACTAAAGCAGTTGCATAATGGCACTTTCTACTGAGGACATTGACAAGATTGTTCGAAGGTTCGCATACCAGTACAAGGGATGGGAGACCGCTTCGAAGAGCTCACCCATCAACCCCATCACTAAGGAGCGCACTGGTGTAACTCAATATCCTGAGTATTGGCCGGGGTATAACTATGCCGCTAAGATGTATGACAGCATCTTGCCGCATACCCGGCCTGACATTTACCCAGCTCACTTGCTGAGTGTGCGTGCACCTAATCAGACTGATGCGCAGGCTGAGTACATCAGAGCCAACTACAAGCCCACGACACTCAGCGTGTTCGAGGACTTCAAGGCTACGATAAGCCGTGCCTTCGCTGATCAGAACTGGTCCATCCGATACACGCCAGAACTTGAGCCAATCTTTGGGGATGATACGTTTCAGCGTTATGTAAATAACGAGATTGAAAAGTTCGGATCACTGGAGATGTTCGTGAAGACCATGCTTCCAACATTGAAGCTGATCGACCCCAACGGAATCATCGCTATCTCTCCGGAAGATGTTGAGACCATCGAGAATGAAGAGGGCGAAGAGGTGATAAGCAACGATCTTATCAAGCCGATGCCGGAATACTATTCCTGCAAGAGCATCGTGGGGCAGAAGTTCGGAGAGTATTACATGGTGATATCCGATGACAAGAGCGAGGTGAAGGCAGGCAGCAAGATGGAGCATTCAGGTCTTGTGCTTGAGATATATGACACCGAAGCAATTTGGAAGGTCTATCAGTACGGCAAGAAGTCCGACATGACATTCTCGGAGCCTGTGCTGTATTATCAGCATAACCTTGGATATGTGCCTGCTCAAAAGCTTCAAGGCACTCCACAGCTCATCAATGGCGAGATTGCATTCCAGTCACCATTCATCACGGCTGTGCCTTTGTTGGACCAAGTGATTCTCGATGAGTCATACTTGCAAATCAGCAAGGCCACAAGTGCCTTCCCTTTCATGGTTGCGCTTGGGGAGATTTGCGAGTTCATTGACCGCGAAGGAAACAAATGCCAGGACGGCCAAATCTTTGATCCAATCAATGGCGGTTACAGGACTTGCGGTTCATGTAACGGGTCCGGAGTGAAGTCAAGATTCTCGCCTACTGGCATGCTATTAATCAAGCCTAAGACAGCATTGAGCGAAGGAGACAGTGCTTTATCTGGTGAGTACCTCAAGTTCGTGAGCCCTCCAATGGATACATTGAACTTCCTGCGTACAGAGATTGAGCAGCAGATGGCCAAGGCAAGAAGGATATTGCACTTGCCATCGAGTGACGAAAGCGGAACCATTGGCGAAGCATCGACTGCAACGGGGTCATTGAACAAGCTGCGTGCGCTGTATGCCTTCATCAAGCCTATATCAGACCAGCTGTTCAACCTTTACGAATTCTGCTTGGTGACAATGGGGCAAATGCGATACGGCGAATTCTTTGGCGGTGTGAACTTGGTGTATCCAACATCATTCGACATATCAACTCCGAGCGACTACCTTGCTGTTATCAGCGAAGGCGTTAAGGCTGGTGTGCCTCCATCGATTACATTCAGCAATGTCTACAACTACATCCGAGCAATTCACTACACTGATGAGGAGACATCAGCGATTTACGACCTGATCATCAATGCGGATGAGTTGCTACTGATGAGTAGTGCAGACATCGCGTTGCGTGTTGCAAATGGCACGGTTGAGAAGTATCAAGATGTGATTCACCACAGCGCACCTCAGCTGATCATGGAGCTCATTCGAAACTACATCCCTACTGAAGATGCACCTCGCTTCATTGACTTACCAATGAGCGAACAGATTGCAGCATTGAATCGCTTGGCATCGGATAAGATAGGCACTCAACTGGATCCAATCCAACAGGCGCAACAGGAGCTACTGAATGGCATCATTTGATTCGTTAGTTCGCGATAAGATTGCACTGTTCGAGTCAGTGCCTGAGAAGCTGGCAACGGCTGCCCAGAAGACTCAAGCTGAGATATGGCGCAAGATTCGCCCTATCTTGGAGGACATGGATGTCACAGCTGCCGGAAACATCGAGCAGACTGAAGGCAACATAAGGCGCATTGCACTTATCAGCGATGAACTCAAGAAGGTATTGGCAGGCAGTGAATACCGCGAAGCCGTTCGTGCCTTCCTTAGTTCGATTGATGAAGGCGTGCAGTTGACAAATGAGATTGCACGTACATTCGAGAGTGCATTCGAGCCGACCGAAGTGCAGAAGCAATTGTTACAACTTAGCAAGCAGAATGCCATCAATACCTTCTTTGGTGCTGGGCTGGATGCAAGATTCACGCAGCCATTCCTTGAGCAGCTGACAACCAACATCGCAGCAAGGTCTCCACTACGCGAGACCGTTGCAGCATTGGAGGGAATAGTCACCGGCACTGAGGCGAATGATGGCAGGCTACTTGCCAACATCAAGACCACAGCAACAACCGCTCAGGCTGTTGCGGATAGAAGCTATTCAGCCGCTGTGAATGACGAACTTGGTATTGAGTGGTTCGAATATCTTGGCGGCGAGATACCTACAACACGGCCGTTCTGCGAGCATCGTGAAGGGGAGATATTCCACCGCAAGGAGATTGAAGCTTGGGGAGACGGCAAGAATAGTGGTGGCATAAGAGACATACGTGACGGCACTTGGGCTGGGCGCATAGATGGCACAGATAGCAAGTCAATCTTCACTTTAGTGGGTGGGTGGAATTGCCGACACTATCTGGTGCCAGTGCCCGATCGAAAAGTGCCGGAGAGCGTAAAAGCAAGAGCGAGGGCCGAGGGGTTTTATGATTAATTATTTTTTTACCTTTGTAACATGAGACACTTGATACTCTCAGATGGGCGCATAATCAAAGCCTCCGATATGGTGGCCGAGCATCTGATAAAAAAGAAAGGCGCGAAAGAGTTAGAATTGCAACCAATTAACACCCCTGAAATATATGCCGATCAAACCGGAGGAAGCACTGGAGATAGTGAACTTCCTAAACCTAAACGAAGCCGAAAACCTGGAGGAAGCGAAGGAGAAGTTCCAGGAGAACTGGGTCAACTCAAAGGAGCTAAACGAAAAGCTCGGAAAGATTAACGGCACAATTGCACATGTTGCCAAGCGTGCTTTCGAACCTTTCGGAGTTACACTCACTGAGGAAGATTTCAAAGACAAGAAGGCGCAAGATGTTTTACGCATGGCCTCAGAGCGAGCTCGCGAAGCTTATGAGAAGCAGCAAGATGAATGGCAGCAACGTGCTGACAAGTCCGGCTCAGAGGAACTTGTAAAGGAGTGGGAGAAGAAATACAAGACACTCGAAAAGAAGGTTACCGATATTGACTCAGCAAGGCAAGATGCCATCAATCAGTTCGACCAGTTCAAGCTGAAGATGGCAGAGGAGCAAAAGCAGAGCAAGATCAACCATACATTCGAGCGCGAACTTGGAGCCATTAAGCTTGATCCTTCCGTGAATGAATTCACCATCAAAGGCTTTAAAGCTACCATCAGCGAGAAGTATGCAATCGACTTGGAAGAGGACGGCAATATATTCGTGAAGGACCGCAACAGCGGCGAACGATTAAAGAGCAAAGAGAAAGCAGGGTCATTCCTTAACCTCTCTGATGTGCTGCTTCAGGAAGCAACTGCTGCCGGCATCATTCAAAAGAATCCATCAGCAGGGCAAAGAGTGCCGAGACCGGGTGCGCCAATGGTGCCGCAATTGGAATCACAATCAGACAAGAAGATACGCGGTATCAACCCTCGATTCTTTTCGAAATGACAATCAAGCAAGCATACAAAGTATTGAAGCATCATGCCGATTGGAGGCAAGGGCTGAATAGCGAAATGGTGGAACCAGCACAGCTAACCAAGGCACTTGAGATTGTGCTTGCATATTTGGAGAATAAACTTTCAATGACCACGTATGCCACAGTATGAAGGTTTCAACGTGACCTCCTCGGAACGTGTTGGGAAAAAATATAAGGCGGTAGATGATGACGGCAATGAGATTCACTTTGGTGCTGAAGGCTATCGGATTAAGCCCGGCACAGATGCAGGGAATTCTTACTGTGCTCGTAGTGCTGGCATCCCTTCTGAGAAAGGCTCGGCGAATTGGTGGGCTCGGCAGCTTTGGAGCTGCGAGGGGCGAAGGTCAGTAAGCGATAAACCTTTTTTTGGTAAAATCGAATTGCCTTAATATATTTGCCCTGTTTCATAGTACAAAGTATACGTTAAGGAAATGACTGCAAGCGACGGCAGTCATTTTTTTTTGCTCAATTCACAGCGACTCCATATCTTTGCAATTCTATGATGATGTAGTGAGTGCCAACTTTATCGGCACAAAGTAGGCGCAACCTTCCGGCCTAATAACTGAAGGAACTTCCAAACTACATTTCAATCATGTCTATATCTCGCATTCTATCGGAGTGTCCTAATGTGCAAATGTCACTTAGCGAGCTCTTCATCGAAGTTGGTCAGCGTGAGCAACTTCCTTTTCTTGAGTTCTTACTTTCTCCAGAAAACGCAAAACTTATCCGCACTGAAGTTTCTCCAGGAGGCGGAAAATTAAAAACCGTTCAAGCACGTTGGATTCAGCGTTTGCCTGAGACCGAAGTTGAAGAGGGTGGTGACATCCTTGCTTGT